CGTAGGTGTAGGTCGTGCGCTTGACGACGCCGGTTCCGATCAACTGCAGATAGGCAATCAGCCATTGGCTAGGCGTGCCGTCCTGGTTGACGATGCGGGTTTTGGAATTGAATGGCGCGGTCATCGTGGCAACGGCTTGATCTTGGTCCGCATCCCGTAGAATGCACGCTTGACCGGGTCTGATATGGAAATCTCAACCGTCCGCTGCCGGAAGGCGCCGAGCCGGTCCCACATGGCGCGAATATAGCGGACACCCTGCCGGCCAAGGCTCGCGCGCCGTTCGTGGCTCCAACTGAAGCCGCCGTCGTCGCTGTAGCGCATCATGACCTCGGGGTCGGCCCCCTGCCCAGAGATCGCGCCGACGCCCAGCTCGCACTCAAGCTCGAAGTCCACCATGATTGCCCGCAGCGTCTCGGCATAGAATGGCAGGCCGACAATCACGGACCGGATGGGCTCGCCCAAGTCGGTGTAGGTATCGAGGTCTAGTTCCGCGACCTTGCCAGCCTGCAAGCCTGCAAGCGTCTTGCCGAAGGCGCTGAAGATGCACTGCACGTCCCACTTGGCAGGCTCAATGGACGTGCCCGACTGCCGCTCATGCCAGATGGGCGCCCCAGCCGCTGCGGAGGCCGCAGGATCGAAAACAAAGGTCCGGTTGAGGCTCGGCAGGGTCAGGACGTAGAAGTGATGTCCAGCCTGGAAATACGTCATCCCGTAGGCGTCCGACACGGTGCCGACGCGAAGCACTTCCTCGATGGCGTGTGTCGAGATACGCGCGGGCTGGTAGCCTTCGGCGCGGTACACAATCCGATCATCGCCCAGCCAGAATACGGAGTTGTCCATCTTGGCGGGGCTGCGACGGGCCGCGCATCCACGCTCCAGCAAGGCGCCCGGCACGCGCTCGAAGGGAAAAGGCGACGCGCCGGTATTGGCCCACACCTCGACGGTTTGCGTGCCGAACAGCCACACCTCGCGATGATCGACCAGCACGCGGAGCAGGCCGTCCGGGCTCGACTCGGCACTGGCAAGGTCCAGCGCATCCCACGAGGCGAAGTCCAACAAGCCGGAAATCTGGAACTGCCCGGAGTCGTCGTTGACGGTGCCGACCGCATAGCCGTCGATGTAGGCGATGCTGGACAGGCCCGCGCTGGGATAGCCCGCCGCCGTGACCTTGGTGACGGTCGTTCCCACAATCACGAACAAGTCAGGAACCACCAACAAGCCAATTTGGCCGCCGTTGTTGATTAGCGTCGCCTCGCCCGTGGGCGGGATTAAATCGCCGCTGCAGGCCGTCGTGGTGCCGTCCGATTCCACGCGATAGAGGATCGTGCCGCTGAGAATGTAGGCTATGCTCTGAGCTTCTAGGCCCGCGCGGATCGTGTCGCCGCCGATGGTGCGCCATGCCTTCTGGCCGGGCGTGCCGTACAGCACGACCTTGGTCCGGCTTCCCTCTGCGGTGGACGCCGCGTACAGGTTCACGACGCGAGCCGCGTTGACCGGGCGGGAACGCTGCTGGGCAAAACCTAGGGCGAGAGGGCCGCGCATCAGCGTTGCCCTAATTTACCAGCAGACTTTTTATTTCTGCGCGAAAAGTCTGCATGAAATACTAAGTCTGCGACAATTCTCTGCATGAATTATCCTTGCGAGAACGAGAAGCGACCAAACCGGCGAGGCCGCAGCGCAAGCTCGGGAGCCGACGTAATTGGCACGTAGTAGTAGGCTTGCAGGGCCGTCATGGCGCGCTGGATTGCCAACTGGTCATCCGGGCTCAGGGCTACGCCGTAGGTCCCGGCAAGCTCGCGCTGCAGCATCAGGCCGACATTGCGCAACTGCCCATCCGGCACGTTTACGACGGTATCGAGCGAGGCGAGATCGGTGTGCGCGTAGCGGATGCCCTCGCTTTCAAAGCCCGCCAGAAGGTCGTTCAACTTGCGCAGTCCGTAATTGCCCTGCGTGTCGGTCATGGCCTCCTGGTCCGCCACAATACCCAAGTCCTGCATGGCGTAGGTAATCACGTCGCGTGCGGTTCGGCTGCTCATGATCCGCTCCTGATGCCCTGTCGGACGTGAAGGCGCCCCGTCACCACCACGAGGCCGGATGACGTGACCGCCTGGTGCAGGAAGTCGCCCTCAAGCTGGTATGTGTCGTCATAGGTCAGGGCGACCGTGAACGAGCCCGCCGCAGCCGAGACAATGGTGGTGGTCTTGGTCAGCGTCGGCGTCTCGCGCGCCGGGTCCCACGGCGGTTGTCCAACGCGCCACTGTACCGTGAGGCCGGACAGGCTCTGCACCGCGTTGTCGGGGTCGCGGGCGTACATGGGAAGCGTGCGCGTCTCGCCCGCCACGATGTCAAAGTTTTGGACGTTAGGCATGGGCTCGCACCACCTTCAGGCCGCGCATGTTGAGCGCCATCAGAAGCTCAACGGCGGTTGGCTCGTACAGGGGCCGCGTCGGCGCAAGGACCGCGTGCAAGGCGTCTTTGATGGCGTTGAGGCGTTCTTCCGCCTCGGTCTTGTCGCGCATCGTGTCGGTCATGCGGCCTCCTTGCGCGGCCTTCCGGGGCGGCGCTTCTCGGCAAGGTCGGCCATCGTCTCCGCGCCCATTTCCCGCGCGACGGTCACGAAGTCCGGCGTGTCGCTCCAGCCGTCCGGCACATCATCGGCGCACATGAACACCCGGCTCTCGCCGTTCGGCCCGTAGCGATAGGACGGCCAAGCCTGATGGACGTAAACGGCAGCCGGTCCAGGTGCCTTGATGGCCTCGCGGCGCCGCACCGTGTCCATTGCGTTGTATATCGCGGCCACAATCGCCTGCGGGCTCATGCGCGCCCGGTTGATGCGCTCATACGTGGCGATGCCCGCCTCTGTCATGGCGTTGCTAACTGTCATGCGGCGATCCTCATGTAATGGCGAGCGGCCCTGTACGCGCTTAGGTACACGGCATCCGGCTCACGCTCTGGCAAAGCCTTTGCAATTTCGATGGCTCCCGGCCGGCCCAGCTTGTCGCGCGCTTCCCAACTATCGAGGATGGCGCGGAGGCGGCCCAAAGGCAGGGTAATTCCAAGGTCGCGGCGGATTTGCTCGGCAAGCAGGACACGTTCGCCGCGCGTCGCGACGTAGAAGTCCCACCAGAAGCCCATGTCGCGCAGGCGCGGGTTGAACCGGCCCGGCTTGCTGGCAATGGTGATCGGCAGAATGGGCAGATACTCGCCCGTCACGAAAGACCACGTCTCAGCGTAGGCCGTATCCGCAAACCAGAACGGGAAGCGGTCATCGATCATCTTGCCGCCGATGAGGTCGATCCATTCCCGCGAGCCGCCCAGCACCGTGGGCTGTCCGGGGTTGGCGGTATCGTGGAGCGCAAAGGCCAGAAGCTCGCGCGGGAACCGGCCTTCGGTCGCCAGCATGGCGAGGCACTCGTCCCAAAGTGGCGTAGCAATGAAACCGTCGTCGGCTAGGGCAATGACGAAATCGGCGTCCACAACCGGAATGCAGCGGTTCCACACCTCTGCCACGCCAGCGGGTCGCGGGCCGGCAATAATGCGAGTCCCCGGATAGCCCCGGAAATACTGGACCGTGGCCGCGTCGTCGGCGTCGCATGACACGGTGACGGACACGTCGTGATTGTTGCTCGCCAAGGCGCGCGCTGTCTCAACCACCGCCGCCGCACGGCGTGGGTTGCCTCGCGTGCCGATGATGAGGCCGATCTTCACGCGGCCTCCTTCAACTGCGAGCGCATCCAAAAGCCCCAATTGCCGACATAGACACGGCCATCGGAGGCGACGTGCCGGAAGTCCATTTCGGCAAAGGCCATGATGGGAATACCAGCCTCACGGACGAGACGGCAGAACTCCACGTCTTCGCCCCAGAACACATTCCCACGCACCGCCGTCTGGAAGTACGCGCCGACCTGCCCATCAGGGCTGGTGAACTCGGGCACCGTGAGCGCCTCGAAAACCGCGCGGTTGATCCGGAGGAAGCCGGTCGGCACGACGCCGCACTCTATTAGCCCGTCGCTATCGGCCCAAATCTGCTCATGGGCGACCATCACAGGCCATTCAGGCGGGACCACCTTCTTGGGGTAGATGCCCGCCACAACGGGCCGCGTAGCCTCGCACAAGCGCACAAGGCTCTCGGGATCGAAGCCAACGTCGGCGTCGATGAAGATGAAGTCCGTGGCCGTTCCCCGGAGGAAATTGCCCGTCAAAATGTTGCGCGCGAGGTCCACATAACAGCAGCCGCGAAGCACATCGACGGCCTCGACCTGGATGCCCTTGGCGTCAAGCGCGAGAATGCCAGCGGCAACCGACCGCTGGCTTTCATCGGTGAAGGCGTCATAAGCCGGCACGGCGATACGCACGCTCCGTGCCGGCTCAACGCGCATACTAATTTGAGCCTTTAATAAGGCCCAGCGAGACGAGCGCACTGCGAAGCTCGTTCGCCAGCGCGCCGACCTGCGTGGTCGTGGCGCCAGTGGTAACAGCCGCCTGCGTCGTGGACGACGGCTGAACAACCGTCGTCACGCCGTAGAAGCTGATCTTGTCGGTAGCGTCCTGCCCCATGGTCGTGCCATCGGTGCGGGCGTCGGTGAGGTCGCGAACTGCCATGATGATTCTCCTAGCTTAGATGTTTCCACACTTTGCCGCGTCGAATGTCGCTGACGTGGGAAGTGCTGACACTGTAACGCCGGGCCAGAACAACGCCGTCTTCGGCGCTGGCTCGGATTGCTTGAATAATCTCAGGCGAGAGACGGGCATTGCCGTGTTTCTCGCCGCGCGACAGGCCCCAACGATGGCGGCCCTTGCTGATCTTGTCGTCGCTGTTGATCTGGTAATCACCAAGGAAGAGATGAGCCGGGTTAACGCAAGCCGGGTTGTCGCATCGATGGCAGACAAACTGATCGGGAGAAATCACCCCGAACAACTCTCGCCAGACAATACGATGAACGAGACGCGGCGTGCCCTCGACATTGATCATGCCGTAGCCCGTTTGATTCTTTGCGCCCGTCCACACCCAGCACGTTTCGCCCTTCTCAACGCGCTTCATCAGCCTTTCCATAAGAGGCAAGCCATGAAATTGCGCTTGCCTCTCAGCGACTGGGTTCCCGTACTTGCGCAGCCTTGCGTAGTGCGCGGCGCACATCCCGGAGCCCATAACTTTCTTCTCGCATTCCTTGATGCAGCAAACGGCCACGGCCGATACCTCTCTGTTCCATTCGGACCAAGGAAGTATACTAGCCATGACCATTCACCTCAATAGAATGCAGGAAAATCAGGTGGTTCCGGACAGTCTCGTCGCCAAATCCGGATAGATTGCTTTAACTCCGTAAAGCACATCGAGCCTGATCTTGTCCTCATCCATTTCGCCGTCGTAGTACTTGATAACGCGCATGCTAAAACCGTTCTGGCTTTCGCGAGCCTTGAACACCGCACCGTCCGGCATTTCCAGATCGGCCATCACGAGGGCGAAGGCGTTCTTGTGGAACACCAGATTCTGCGCGTACTGCGCCGAGCCGGTGCCCACCATCGTGATCGCGGCGCCGTCGGCCGGGACGCTATCGACGGTCTGGTACGGGCCGCTGGTGATGATCGCCGGAGCAATCGTCAGCGTGCAATCCGTGCCGGTCGCGGTGATGTCGTTCTGAATGACGAACTGCTGCAGGACGCCCGTGCTCTGCTTTGATACCGGGTTGACCGCATAAACGTCAGCGATGGTGAACACGTCGCCGGCCTTGAAGGTCGTCGAAGCCGTCCAGTCATCGGTGATGAGCGTCTGCGTGTTCGTGTCCTTGCTCGCGGCATAGGTCACGTTCTGGTTCGCGCCGTTGATGAGGCCACCACCAGCCGCCGCGCCGTTGGTATGCGTGCGGATGTTCTGGTCCATCGCCGTCATGACGCCGCCGATCTCACCGAGATCGCCACGGCGATAGGCGCCGCGTGCAACGTCCTGCATGAACAGGCCAGTCTGCGAGCCGATGAGGCCCCAGGAGTCGGCTGGAGACAGGACAGCATAGCGGTTGTCCTGCGGCACCGCGCCTTCATCCAGACGCCGGGGCGCCTTGGCGAAGTCCGCGAACGAGTCGACCGGCGAGGCTGGCGTGCCGACCCAGTTCCACACGCGGTTATAGAGGCCGGTGAGGTCGTAATCGATCTGGTTCGCCAGAGCGATGGCGGCCGGCTTGATGTACCGCTCGTTGTACTCCTCGATGGACAGGGTGAGATCCTGCGTCGAGAAAGACCACGAAACGTGCTTGCGCTTGTCCATGCTGAGCGTGAACTTGCCTTCCGTCACGTCCTGATTGATGGCGACGGCGCCATCCTGAGCCGTGAACTTGACGGGACGGCGGACGCTGATCGAGTCTCCGACCTTCACAAATTCGCGGGAGTAGTCGCGATAGACCTTCTTGCCCATCACGAGATTGTTTTCCAACTGAGCCAGCCCCACCTTCGCGATGATGCTGGGAGTGATGATAGTATTTGCCATGATGACCTAACCTTGGGTTAGGCCCCTCGAACTCTCGCCAACGCTTCCGTCAGCGCCTCTGGTCCAACTCACGTACCCACTTGAGCACGTCGTTATGACCCATGCGCTCGATCGATTGCGGTGCTGCCGCGCCCCCGGACACTGTTGCCGGCGGCGGCGGGGCCGATGAAGTTTTCGGCTTGGGCTTCGACGCGAAACGCATCTCGACCTTTGCCAGTTCTCTGCCAACCGCGACTGCACCTAGGCGTGAAAGCCTGAAAGCCTCGTCCTCATTGTCCGCCAGATACTTGACCAGCGCCGCCTTGTGGTCGGCGTTGAGAAGGTAGTCCGCAACCGCCGGGGTCATCGGGAAGTCATCGGAGCGCACCATGTCCAGCGCGTCGTCAAACCCCTGAATCGCCTTGCCTTGAGCCTTTGCTTCGCGCTCAAAGACCTTGACGGCCTCGATCCTGGCCCTCTCCTGATCCGCGACACTGGCCTGCTTCTGGAGGTTGCCGAGCGTGGACTGAATCCGCTGCTCCGCTTTCCATTCGGCCTTTGCCGCGACGAAATCCTCGTATCTGGTAAACTGCTCTGAACGGGGCTCGTCGCTCTGCTCGGCTGCCGGCGCGGTCTGCTGCGTCTGGCCCAGGGCCTTGGACAGCATCTCGCGCAGTTGCTCTGCTTCGCGCTTTGCCTCATGCTTTTCGCGGGTTAGCTCTGAAATTCTCTTTTGGAAGCCGCCGCCCGGTTTCTTCGACTGGGGCGCGTCGCCCTCGGCGTCAGATGGCTGCTCTTCCGCGGCTTCTTCAGCCGGGGCGGTGGTCGCTTCCGCCGTATCCTCGACCGGAGCAGGCGCTTCCTGTGCAGGAACGGCGCCCGAAGTCTTTGCATCTTCCGCCACTATAGCGGCCAAGTCAATATCGCTCATGCGGCAATCCTTTTAGTGCGGGCTGCGTCTGTCATCCGGCGAAACGCTTTCATCTCGATTTGGCGAACGCGCTCTGGGCCTATCCCGTATTCATCGGCGGTTTCAGCCAGCGTATGAGCGCCGTTGCCGTTGAGGCCGTAGCGCATCTCAACGATTGAGCGCTCACGGGCTGGAAGGTTCGCTAGAAGCGTCGTCACCGTGTCGCGATCCAGTATCGACTGCTCGCCGTTGCTGATGGCGCCGAATTGCTCAACGGTCAGATCAAGCTCGCACTCGGTCTTGAGTGCCGCGATGCGCTGCAGATGCTCCGGCCAAATCTCTTCCGGGCTCCGGTGAAGGGCCGTCGCTATGGAGAGAGCAGCCTCCCGCCATTCGCCTTTGGTCGTGATTGGCCGTTTCTTGAAGTTTACCAACTCGCCAACGGTTGTTGGTTCAAGGCCGGCGGCGCGCGCAAGAGCGGCTGAATTCTCAATCCCGGCCGCTTTCATCGCCCGCAATATACGAGCGTTCTTAACTTTGATCTGAAGCCTGATATCCGGCTCACTCACGAATCACCTCGTAGTTAAGCGGGCGCAACGGCCTCGCCAATCTCGATCACCGGGGGAAGCCCGGCCGTGTCGTCGTCGATCTCCACAACCGGCGGCAGGCCATCAGACATGCCTTCAAGCATTGGACCGCTCGGCGGCATCCCGCCCATTTCCGGGCCACCTTCCATCGGAGGCGCCATGCCTTCAGGCGGCATCGGCGGCTGCTCTCCAGGCTCGCCCTGCTGCGTGAGCATCTGAAGCTGCGGCATGATCTGCTGAAGCTGCCCAAGCATCCCCTGCATCGAAAGCATCATCTGGCCGGTTTCAAGCCGGATCTGTTCCGTCTCCGCGATGATCTTGTCAGTCGCCGCCGCGTCCTTCATGGCCTTTGCCGCCTCGACGGGGTCCGGCTTCTGTTCGGCCTCGATCTTCTGGCCGTCCTTGTCGATGCCCATTGCCTCGCGGAGGCGACCGGCCAGCTTGTCGGCGCCCGGCAGGTCCATGTTCTCCACGATGATGTCGCCGCCGATGTCCGCGATCATGGGGAACGAGCGGACAAGCTCTGTCATGAAGGCCGTGGCCTCCTGGCGCTTCGTGGAGTAGCTCGGGCCGGTGGTGACGGTCACGTCGTACTCGCCCGCGCTGAGGTCGTTTAGGACGATCTCCATGCCGCTTTCGTCCATGTCTGGCTTGTTAATCTCGACCATCTTTGTCGAGCCGTCTTCGCCCAGCGTGCGGACGATGCGCGTCGAGTCGTAAATCTTGGGAATCAGATCGACTAAGATTTTGCCGCAATATTGCACGGCGATTGAAAGGTTATCGATGTACAGGTACGTTCCAACGTCGCCTTCCTGCTGGCGGGCCATGATGGCGCGGCCAGAGGTTTCGTTGCTGGGGGCGCCGAGCCCGGCTTTGTAGATGCCGGAGACGCCTTCAAGGTCGCTTACCGCAAGCTGAGACTGCACGTCTAGGCCCTGCGATGCGATAGGCGGTTCCGACCGCTTGGGCGGACCATTGGCGAGCGGGTCGCCCTTGTAGAACAGCGCGGCGTCGTTGCGGATGCCAGCCTGCGCCCACTGGTTCTCGTACCCGCTGGCCTGATTGGCCGTCATGATGTACGGCGCCTTAGGCTGCATCGCCACGGCCTCAACCGCCGCTGTCCGCGTGTAGTTGTAGACGCGCTGCGGGTCCCTCATGTCGTGGATCATGCCCTTGCGAGTGGCGCGGCCATCGGCCCAAATCTCTTCGCCGGTCACGACGCAGATGGGAATGTACCGCCCGGCCCAATCGGTCGGCCCCTGCAAGATGCCGCCGCCGCTCATCAGGCAGGACTTGACCTGCTGGACCACCACCTCGCGCTGCTGCGTTACCGGCGATTCGGGCGGCGTGTCGTCATCGTCGTAGGAGACGGCGCCGTCCTCGTGGAGGCGCAGCATCTTCTTGACCGGCTCGCGATACCAATACTCCGCGATCTTGACCGTATCGAGCGTGCGCCATGAAAACGCCTGATCCGCGACGTTGGTTGGCAGGCTCTCGGCAGGAACGTCTGGATATTGCTTCTGATACTGCTCCTTCGCCATGTCCTCAAAGACGAAGCCATAGCGCATATCGCTCTTGTCCGGCTCTTGCGCGAGCGGGTCGATCAGAATCTGGAACGGGTCATTGATTCGCTTGATGCGGATGTCCTGGTCGAAGCTGTCGTCGCCGCTGTACTGCGTGACGATGCGCCAGCCGCCAATGCCAGCCTGTGCCGCGTTTTCCGCCGCCTTCGTGTACGCCGCGCGGGCGACGCTCTGCTGCTCAATGTGCCGGATCAGGCCGTTGAAGATTTCTGCCGCCTCGACCGTCGCGCCGTCCTTGGCGGGTAGAACCTTCACGCTGGGCGGGTTCTGCCGCACCTCGCCGGTCAACTGCCGCACAAACCCAGGGCAGCGGTTCATGGTCAACGCTGGCCTGTTGGCGCTCTTGCGGTCGCTCAGGGCCTGCGAATCCCATTGCGCCTCGCCGCCGATATAGAAGCGTTGGCAGTCTCTACCCGACGAAACGTTGTCAAATTCCTGCTTCCACGCCTCGTCGGCATGGGCAAGGGCGCGAGACAGCAGGTCCGCCTTTGTGTCGCCTTGCGACGAGGGGCCGCCGCGTGTGGGAGTCGTGTCAGCCATTGGAGCAGCCTCGCGCAATTTTTGGAAACCCGCTCCCGTGAGCGTCGGACATAATGTTGCTCATGCTAAGCGGCCATCCAACCGCCCGTAACGCGGGGCAGTTTTGCCTGTGCTTTTGTTTCGACCTGCCAGCCCATCGCCAAATAGCGGAAAGCGTCGGCGGCATGGCTGGTCCAATCGTGCCGAGGCGCGGGCTTTAGAACCTTGCGCTCTTCGTCAAAGTCGGCCCGGTATTGCTTCAATGCCTCGATACCGTCCTTGCAGCGCACCGCGTCAAAGCGGACACGCGCGAGCGTCTCGCGAGCCGCCGCAATCCCGTCGTTGAGCCGGTGATCTGGCACCAGCACCGGGCGCAGGCCCAGCGCCTCCATCTGCTCTATGCGCGTGCGGCCTGAGCCCCATTCTTTGACCTTCGCGTCGTGTGGGACGTGGCAGACACCAAGGCGATAACTGCCCATTTCTGCCTTTTCCCGCACAATTTGACTGTAATGGTCGAGCCCAACGCCAGAGGCTTCGTAGAAGTCCACGACGTTGATCCCGCCCGCGAGAATTTGGAAAAACCATATCGCCGTGGCATCACGAACTCCCAAGTCCCACGCGGTCAGCACGTCGGCCGTCGTGTCGATTGGCACTCGGCAAATGCGGCCCGCTTCATCGGCGGCGGCCATCTCCTTGCCCCAATACGCGCCCTGGATCGCGGCATTAAACGAGCATTCAAACTCCTGCTCGTACTGCTCCGGGGTCATCAGCTTGCGCGCGGCGGTCAGTTCCTCGGCGTCCACAAGGCCGGTTTCGGAGGCCCGGAGCAGAACGGAATACCAGTCGGGATCATTCTGTGCGGCCTGCCAAGCCTTGTAGAAGTCGTTATGCCCGCGCGGCGTCCCGATGATGGTCAGGCTGCCTTTGCGGTCGGAAAGCGCAGGACGAATGATCTCCGGGAGAACTCGGGGGCGCATGTCGGCAAATTCATCGAGTACGCAATCATCCAGGTAGATTCCGCGCATTCCGTCGGGATTATCCGCGCCATAAAGCCGAACACGTCCACCGTTGGGGAGATCAACTCGTAGCTCGCTTTCATTGGCTTCCGCTCCTGGAATAGGCCGCGTGAACTCCTTGAGGTAGGACCACGCCACGTCCTTGGCCTGCTTGAACAGAGGCGCGACATAGGCGCAGCGCGGGCTGGGCTTGTCGCAGGTCAGCGCCGACCGGATTAGCTGGTTCACGGTCGCCACGGTCTTGCCCGCCCGGCGATGGGCCACGATCACGCGCCACCGCTTGCTGCTCTCGTGGAACGGCAGGAAGGCTTGGCGCGGGCTGTAGGGGATGACTATGCGCTGGGCTGTAGCCATTGGATCGCCAATAGAACAGGGCCGGTGCCGCCCTCACCCGTCTGCGGCTGCGGAGCCTTGCCGTGGCCGCGCTCGAATATCTCTTTGATTGCCGCCACGCGCGCCGCGTCGCTGTCACTGGTCCGCATGACAACGGCCAGCCGTTCCATAGCTTCAGACGTGTAGGTCTGGGCAAGCGCCTTGATGTCGGCGGTTGCCTTGTTCAGCGAGCCCTTTTTCCGGCCGCCACGTCGCTCGCCGGGCTTTGAGCCGCGAGCCATTGCTATTCTTTGCTATTCTGGACGGCCGAAGCCATGTGCTGATGCTCGGTTGTGGAGCGGTCAGCCTAACCAGTTATCGAGTTGTGATTTACGATGTCAAGCGAATTGATTGTGCCGCCCGTTCCCATTCGTTCTGGACAATCTCATACCCATCATAGCTGGAATAGAGCCCGGCCCCGCATGTGATTGGGCTACTCACGGCGCGCGCCAATCGAATAAACCGGCGCCTTCTCCCAATCTTTAGGCCTGCGGTGTAGCCAAGGCACAGGCGGCGGCGCGTGACCGTCTCGCGGGCGAAGCCTAGATGGTTGGCAATCTCGCCGTCTGAATATCCGGCTCCAGCCATACGGCGGAGCGTGGCGGTGTCGTCTGCGGTCCAAGTTCTGCCGTTCAAGTGCGCCTCCCGTAGCTCCAATTAGGATCGACAAGGATTTCCGGCTGCGGCACGTCGATCACCTCGCCTGTTGCGTCCATGACGACGACCCACATACGGTGGCCGTCAATGCCGCACTCCTTCCAGGCGTAGCACCAGCCGCGCCGGGACTCGTCTCTAACGCCCGGCGGCAGTTCTTCACTGATCACGGTCACAGGGATTGGCGGGTTAAGTTGGAGCATGGATGCGCTTTCCGACGCGATAGATGCGTCCACGGTGGATTTCGCCGCGATAGAAAAAGAATTCCCAGCGCCACTCGCCGGGATATTCCCTCATTGGAGCCCATTGAGCGGGCTGCCAGTCTTCATCGGAGAGGCGTTTGACCCAATACCAGCCTGCGGGTCTGGCGCTCATGCCTTGGCCTCCTCTGCCTCTGTCTGTGAGAGGGCGGCGCGGGCACGGAGAGCGATGCACAATGAGCCGAGCGGTATCTTCGCTGCCGGGCACCATTTTGTCTTCGCTTCTTCCTCAGTCATCTCCGCTTCTCCTGTGGGTGGGTTTGGGTGTCCTGACCTTTGCCTGTGGCTGAGTCGGCGCCATCAGTACGAGAAAGATTGCCTGCCCATTCCAACGCGGCCCGCGCGTCGACAATCACCGAATATGGGGAATCCGCGTTGGCGCGCAGTCTGTCGAGGGCGTAGGCAATTGCCTGCTCATGGGTGGAAAACGGCGGCGGGCAACTGTGCCACTCGCCCGCGTGATTCAAATATTCCCAGCCGTGGCGCGCGTCGTAATGCGCCTTGGCAATTCGTGGCCGCCCCCTCATTGCATCGACTCCTGTGTCGGAATCTCCGTCCAGCATGTCGGCTCCCGCAACTCATCAACGCAGAAACCGGCGTCAGGATGCCATTCGCAGATCGAAGCCATTGCCTGCAGCCCATGCTTCTCAGGGCAATAGACGATGATGGGCCTGTCGCGGGGAGCGGTTGCCATCGGGTGCCAGGGCGGGCTCATGCGTTCCCCATAAAGGTTTTGCTGGCGTTCATTGCATGGCCTCACTTCGCCACTCCGAGAGGATGGGTGCGGTGGCAGTCTCAAGCGCACGCCTTGCCTGCCAAGCCTTCAAAAGCTCGACGGGCAGCAGCGGATTGCGCCCAGAACTGTCTGGCGGTAGCCCCCAAGTCGGCAACCACTTGCCGCGCGCTGGATCGTTGACAGGCAACCACGGGCTGTAGCTATCCAGGCGCGTTGCCCACTTTGCGCTGTCCGGAAGCCGGGAGCGCGGCGGCCCGTCAGGGCTAGCCGACGCGCGCCCGGCGTCAACAATGGTCTCTCCATGAGGATTATCTGAAGGTGAAGGTGGCGGGCATTCTCCGCGCATTGCCCGGCGCATGCGCGGCGCATTGCCCGGAGCATCTGATTGCTCCTTGTTCCACCTCGCCTCAGCCGCCCGCCTCGCCATTTCAGCACGTCGTTCGGCATTGCCTTGAGCATTTGCGAGTTCGTGTTCGACGCGGCCATGGCGCAGCACGCCGTCCTCCAATTCAAAGAAGGCCAGCACGACGCCCTTGATCTTCTTCCAGTGTGCCAAGCTGTCAGCGCAGGCGATGCGCCAGAGTTGGGCGTCATCGGCTGGCAGGGGTGCGCCTGTAACCCAATAGTGCTTCAGGAGCATCAAGTATGCGCCGTGGTGGACTGCGCCAAGGTGGCCGGTGTCCTTGGCGTAGTCGCCCCAGTAGATCGGCATCCAGGTGTCAAACTTGGCCATCTACGCCGCCATATCGTCAAACAGGGTCGCGGCGCTGGCCTCCACGTCGCCAAGAGTGCGGCACGCCTGATTGAAGTATTCGGCCTTCAACTCGACGCCGATGAAACGACGCTTTGCCTTGAGTGAGCAGTAACCCTCGCTGCCGATGCCCATAAACGGGCTCAGCACCACGTCGCCAGGGTTGGACCACATGACCAGCGCCCGGTCGATCACGTCGAGCTGTAGCGGGCACAGGTGGCGCTCGTCGTTGGCGTTGCGCGCGGCCTTGACGTTCAAAACGCGCGTCTGGTTGACGCTCATCCATACCGGCGAGGCCCATTCCTGCCACTGGTCCAGCGGGAAGTTTTCCGGCGTGTGATTGATCGGCTCGGCATTGTCGCCCGGCTTGACGAACGTCAGCAGGTAGTCGGGCATCCCTCCCCGGCTCTTGGCGCTGTCCTTCTGGAGTTGCTTGTAGAGCAGGCCGACGTGCTTCGTGCGCGTCATCTCGACGACCGGGCATTTCCAGATCGTCCGGCGTGAGTGCAGTATCCACCCGGCCTCTTCGTGGATGCGGATGATGTCGCCGCTGAAATCCTTGATGCCAACCGCGCCGTCCTTCCACTTCGTGAGCGGCAGATCGGAGCAATGCACCGCAGTCAGGCGCCCTGGCTTGGTCACGCGCAGCTTCTCGCGGACCAGGAACGCATACTGGTCGCGGAACTGCTCATCGGTGCTGTTGCCCATGTCGCTGATCGATTCGGAGTAGACGAACAGGGAGCCGAACGGCGGCGAGTAAACCGAAAATCCTACGCTGTTGTCCGGCAACTGGCCGACCACGTCGACACAATCACCATGATACGCGGCGAACCTGTCGCCGTGCTTCTCGTTTAGGCAGCGGATCGTAGCCATGTCGGTGTCCTCCCCTCATGTTTCGGCAGATATTCGACCATGCGGCGCGTGGCCTGTGTCGTGGCGCGCTTCATCGCGGCGGCCATCGCGCGCTTCATACTGGCGTGTTCGTCGGCCTTGCGGTCGATTACCCGCCCGATCTGATCCTCGCCCTCTGCGACGATGATATGAGCCTCTACGGGCTTCGTCTGGCCGAACCGCCAGCAGCGCCGCACGGCCTGATACCAAGCCTCATAGCTGAAGCTGCGGCCGACAAAGGCCATCCTGGCGCAGTGCTGCCAGTTGAGCCCCATGCCAGCCACGCTGGGCTTCGTGATGATGACGCGGGCCGATCCATCGGCGAACGCCGCGAGGTTCTCTTCCTTGCGCTCGATCTGCATCGATCCCCGAACCTCGATGGCATCGGGGATACGCTCGGCAATCGCGTCGGCCTCATAGTCAGTGTCGCACCAGACGACCCACGGCTGGCTACTCGTATCGACCAGCCGGGCCGCCTCGTCCGCTCGCGCCGATGCCGTCTGCCGCTTCGTGGCGTGCATCGACGTGGCGGACATTTCCATCGCGAACAGGCTGCCGTCCATCGGCTTTACTTCGCCATACGCGGCCTTATGCCGGATGATTTTCAATTCGGGCAAGACGTAGCGCGTGCCGTCAAAACCTAAATCTTCCGGCGATTGCGCCATTCGCGACCACGACGCCATCCACTCCCAAAACGAATTCTCGGCGTGCTTCTTCAGCCGCCACGTCTGCGACGCGGTCGAAGCGTCGTTGATAAAGAACCGGGACAGCATTTCGTTCCCGTTCATGGCGCCTAGAAATTCCGATTGCTGGCCAAGCTCCATGTGATCGTTCGGCGCCGGGGTCGCCGTCGCGGCCATCTTAAAGCGGTGGTCGCGGAAGGTTTCGATCAGGGCTCGAGTCGTCTTACCGCTGAAATTCTTGAGAATGCTGGCCTCGTCTAACGACACGACGCCGAAGGCATCGGGCTCGATCTTATCCATCCGGTCATAGTTGCAAATGTTGATGCCGGCGCGGGCCTCCGACTGGTCGCGGATCACGCGAGCGTCATACCCTCGCTTATGCGCCTCGCGCTCCATCTGCCGGGCAACCGCGAGCGGCGTCAGGATTAGCGCCCGGCCATTGCTGGCGCGCATCGCCTTGTCGGCCCATTCAAGCTGGCAGAACGTCTTGCCGAGGCCGGTATCGAGATAGAGCCCGCAGCGGCCCTGCCTCAAAGCGAAGTCGACGCACGCGGCCTGGAAATCGAACAGCCCCGCATTGAGTGCCGGCGGCTCGATCCCCGTCGCATGAGCGCGCGGCCTCTTCGACGCCAGAAAGGCTTTATAGCCGTCTTTCATTGTGCTCCCTCCGTAGCTCAGCATGTGCGGCGGCGGCGCCTAGCAAGTTCGCGATTCGGTCGAATAACCGCCGCTCCGGTGTGCCCTGTAGCGGCCTCACGCGCGGGCGGCGGCCTTTCACCTTGAGGCAGATGCCCCGCTCCTTGTGGGTGGCGCTGATCTTGGCGCAGGTTTCTGGCGAGCGCGGTTTTCCCTTCGGCCAAGCCATCACGCCGTCCTCTGCTGGGCTAACGAAGCGTCCACGACGCGCGCGTGCATGGGGACGCCAGCGCGACGCAGGCACCTATCGACTTCCTCCAGCGACCGACACTCGACGTAGCGCGCGTTTGCAGCCCACAGGGCCTCGCAGGTCTCAATCTGTGGCTTGGAGAGTCGGCCCTTCTTGGCCTTCAACTCGATGCCGATGACCAGCGTGTTGAGGCCCATAGGGTGTAGGACTTGCACGTCCGGCCAGCCTGCCTTGAGCCCCATCGCCTTGAGAAGCGCGCCACGAACCTTGCCGCCACCGCCCGCCGGAAACGCGGTCCACACCGTCGGCGGGCGCAAGGCCAGCCGTAGGAAGTTGGCGACCTGGATCTGCAATCGTTGCTCGGGGTTCTTGCGCGCCATCTATCGCCCCTTCGCAGCGGCGATGAGGGCCTGCGTCACGGCAGCCTTGAGAGCGGCGGCGGCATCCGCGCGATAGCCCTTGCTCGCCTTGCGCTTCCAGCGCCTCATGCGGCGGACGTTGACCTCGGCTTCGCGGATGGTCATGAGCGGGCCTCATCGCCCGGCTCGGAAATCTCATTTTTCCCGCCACCCGTCACAACTGCCAGCGCACCGCGCGGCACGTTGAAATGCTCGGACGCCTCACGCGCCGACATGCGCCCCGTATCTACCGCCTCCTTGGCCGTCGCCAGAGAGCCCATAGCGCGCTCGTAGGTGTCGATGGCGAGGTCCAGGCTATCTCGGTCCGCCTCGGACATCGCACGGCGCTGTAGGACCTTCCTAATGGCTTTCGTGTCGAAGTTCTGTTCCTTGGCTTTCTTCAAGATATCGGACTGGTGGCGCGTCTCGCCTTTGGCGCGCTCGCGGCTGGCCTCGATCTCCGAAATGATGCCGATGAGGGCTTTCTTGTCGATGTTCATGGCGTCGTCCCTGCTGCTGTCAAAGCCTCATCCACGCGGGCGCTGACTTCCGTTTTGGCGTCGAAGCCAAGATGCTCGGCAAGTTCGACTAGGAGATAGCGCGTGGCCCAGCGTTTCCCGCCGGGTGTTCCTGGGGCGGTCTTTTCGTATTCCACAAGGCGAACCGCCTCGGCGCGGAGGATGTCGGCGGGGCGGTTCATGCAGCCTCGCGGCGAATAAAAGAGGCGGTCGCGTCGGAGCCCACACGCTCAACAACGCGACCGCCAGTTGCCCAGCGAGGGAGGTGCCAATTAAGGCCGCTGGGAAAGATGGTAGGCATCTAAATGTGCCTCCAATGCCGGCGTGTGATGATGTTGTTAACGGTCGACTTAGGAATGCCGAACCTGTCGGAAATCTCCTTGATGGAACCAACAGAGGCGCGGATCGCCTTGACTGTGTCGACGCTCAGCTTTGCGTTACCGTTTTGCGACCCACGTCCGGTAATAGGCGCGAGATACCCGCGCCCCTTTCGCCACATGTCGAGCGCGTTGTCTCGGACGGTTCCGACGAAAAGATGCTCAGGGTTAACGCAACCCGGAACGTCGCACTTGTGGCAAACCAGCTTGTCGACCGGGATTCGTTGACCGCTGAACGCCTCCCAGGAAACGCGGTGAGCGCCCTTAAATGCACCGTTCACCTTGATCCGGCCGTAGCCATTCTCCTTGATGGAGCCGAGCCAAAGCCAACAACCACTATTGGGTTCGGGGATAGACAGCCTCAAGATGCGCTCTCGCAGGGACGCCGCACCGTGGGTAAGGGTCTGGCCGCGCGTGACCCAATTCAACGCGCGGCCAGTGCTGACGTGTTCGGATGCGCTATGCACGCCAGCGGGGGAAAGTGAGCCGCTCATGTATAAATGCGCTCGTGAGCGTCGAGGATCTGCTGGGCAGTCTGCCCGCTCCACGAGATGGCCCAGCCCTGCCGATCTGCAATCTCGCGGACGTTTTCTTCGGTATCGCCAAGGCGCGAGGCCACGACGCCGGGGTGGATGCCTTCCTCAAGCTCGGCTTGAGCCTCGGCCATGCCGTAGCCCTTCGCGCGGTAGCGCCATCCCCGGTTCGGCATTATTCGGCCCTCCGGTATTCCGGCCACTGAGCGTAGATGTCGGCCTTCGCCGCGCCGTACTTCTCGGCATATCCAAAGTAGTTGTTGATGACCGACTGGCCGTAGGCGCGGGAGCTTTTCACCACGTCGAGGGAGACACCCATCGCCTTGGCAAGGTTGGTCTGCGTCGCCTTGGTGATTTCGAGGACTGTGACCACGACGACATGCCGGGCGGCGATCACTTCCCGGTCGCGCGTCACGGTCGAGACTTGCTTGCCGGTCAACCGGAACCGGCGGGCGACGGTGTCGACCAAATCGCGAAGATGCTCGGCAGGGACCGGATCGCGCGGCTTGAAGTCCTTGCCGGCGCCTCGGGCCTGAGCGGATCGGCGCGAGCCGTCCTGCCTGTTGTAGTTCGTCGCGTGTTGGCGCGTTGCCAGCACGACCGGCGGCAACTTCTCGACCACCGGCACAATCGGCTTGGGCAACCGCGCCAACGCCGCCGGGCTTGCCTGCTTGGACAGGAGCGACCGGACCCGCGCCTTCTCGGCCTGAAGCCACTCGAAATGCGTCAGGCCCTCGCTCATCTCGTCACCACTCGGAACAGAGCCCACATGAGAACAGCGAAGGCAGCCAGCACGGCGATCTCGGGGAGGTGGGTCATGCTGCGGCCCTCGCCATGAGCCAGTCGCGCGTGAGATTGCCGCCGTGGTCGTTGACCATTGCCCAAACGGCGGGCCGCTTGTTCGCGCTGATCCCGCGCTCGTACCAGTTCATGAGACGTTGCGGTGATGCGTTGAGAGCCGCAGCAACGGAGGCTTTGCCGTTGAGCTTGGCGGCAAGGAAGTCGAGGGCTTCACTGTCTGTCATGATGCTGAACCATAAACATACCGTTGAATATGTCAACAGTCCGTTTAGATGCAGTTAGCGGGCGCGTGTAGTAGCCGTGCGCCGATGAAGATTGCCAAAAACGCCAGTTGGCAAACCCTCGTTGGCAACAGAATCGTGATGTTGCGCGAGGCAAAAGGCGTGCGCCAAGGGCAGCTTGCCAAGCTCATCGGGATATCGCCGCAGCGGCTCAGTAATTACGAGCGCGGGGAGCGGCCCCTGGATATCGAGTTGGCGATTCTCATATGTGACAGGCTGGCCGGCACCCTAGACTACCTTTACAGAGGCAACCATGCGGGCCTAGCTTTCGAGATAATTCGGCGGCTTGCAGCCGAAGAGGGCCGGTTGGCCGATCTTGGGGGAAACGATGATCTCAAAAACTAAGGCGTGCGCGCGTTCGTAACCTGTCTTTAGGGTAACGGATCGTTATACGCGACGCAGTCCCTGCAGTCTTGGTGCAGGGTTTTAGTGTGTTTCTCACGGATTCGTGATCAACATACCGTGTAGAATTGTTGTTGCAATTCTAAACACACCGTTTATTGTTCCTCTCACCGGACACCCGGAGGAGGACAGAATGACCGCAGTCACACAGACAGCCCAACAGCGTTTCACGCTGCCGCGCATCTTCTGGACGGATCATTTCGAGCGGTGCGCCGAACACCCCGGCGTTCGCGTCGTCGTCAAGGAAACGGCGAACTACGTGACCGTAGACCTCGATGCGGTCGCCTTGGCCGACCTCACGTCGGACGCCAAGCACTATGCAGACGAGGGGGTTGATGGGCCGCACACACGCCGCCTTTGCCGCTCTGCTCGCATGGTGCTTTGGGCACTCGGCAACCCCTAACCACACCCCGACAGGAGGACAGCAGATGGACATCGACCGCGCCGAATATTTGGCAGGATACCTTGCAGGAACGGGAGCCGTTCCGGTTCGCATCTACTACGCGAACCACGAGCCGCACTATGCGCGCGGGCTGCAGGCTGGCTTTGCCGCTGCGTGGTGCGGCGTCGATCTGTCGGCGTGCGTCTGATGAGTGCCCCCGTCATTATGGAGACAGTGCCCGACACCGCCACGCGCAAGGTGCGGCAGGGCAAGCGGGTTATCGGCTTTATCACCTATTTTCCCGCGATCCCGTCAATCGGTCGCGTTGAAGGCTGGACCTTCATCCCGAACCGCAAGGACATCGCCAACCGCTACGCCGCGCCGTCACCCGTCTTTGACGATCCGAAGGCGGCGCTGCGTGACATCAACGAGAAGCTCGCTTGATGCGCGTGCTGGACCTCTTCAGCGGCATTGGCGGATTCAGCCTCGGGCTTGAGCGCGCGGGAATGACCACGGTCGCGTTCTGCGAGATTGAAGAATACCCGCGCCGCGTGCTGGCAAAGCACTGGCCGCATGTCCCCATCCATCGTGACGTTAGAGAGTTGAAGGGCGCGGATGTCGGAGCAGTTGACGTTATTTGCGGCGGCTTCCCCTGCCAAGATATCTCCGTTGCTGGCAAAGGCGCGGGGCTCGCGGGTGAGCGCAGCGGCCTCTGGGTCGAGTACGCCCGTCTCGTTGGCGAGCTTCGCCCCCGCTACGTCATCGTGGAGAATGTCGCCGCGCTTCTCGGGCGAGGCATCGGAACCGTTCTCGGGGACTTGGCCGCGCTCGGGTATGACGCGGAGTGGCACTGCATATCCGCAGCCAGTGTTGGCGCACCGCACCTCCGCGAGCGGATCTGGATTGTGGCCTACCCCGGCCGTGATGATGACGCGGGAGGATTGGACCCGAGAGCGTCTGGAAGAGAAGCGGGCCGAGGTGAAGGCCGCGACCTTGGCAAAGGGCAAGCACCATACAGGCAACGGCTTCGGATTGAACTTGGCGCAAGCCGTCCGTTTCTGGCCGACGCCGACGACGCAAGACGCATCGAACAACGGCCCGCCATCACAGATGAGAAGGAACACCAAGCCGCTGAATGCGGAGGTTGGTGGAGCGTTGAACCCGACGTGGGTCGAGTGGCTCATGGGGTTCCCGCTCGGGTGGACCGACTGCGGGGACTCGGCAACGCGGTCGTCCCGCAAATCCCGGAAATCATCGGCCGCGCGATCCTAGCGGCTGAAGCCAACGCCTAACCACACCCGACAGGAGGACAGAATGACCAACAAGACCTTCAGCGTAAAGCGCGAGAACCGCCCCGGCATCCACGTCACCGGGTTTCCGAAAGACGGGCACCCGTCGTTCATCAACATCAAGTTTGGCGACACCGGGCAGAACGGCGAGTTCCAGGTCCTGCTCTACATGGCCGACGCCTGCGCCCTCGCCATCGCTCTGGAGAACGCCATCAACCACGCCGAGCCGCGCGCCGTGGAGGCCGCGTGATGGCAACCAAGCACAAGATGACGGCGTACTGCCCGTTCGGCCTTCAGCCTGACAGCCTGGAAGTGCTGATCGAGTACACCTACACGCCCGGCAGTCGCGCCACGCGCATTGACCCGGCCGACCCTGCGGAGGTCGATCTGATCTCTGCCAAGCTCGTCCACCACCAGATCAGCGACATGATGCAGATCATGCTTGAGGAATGGGCGGGCGAGTACTTGACCGCAGATGGCTACGAGGACGCCTGCAACGCAGCGTCCGACGACAACACCAGCGCCCGCGAGGATGCCGCCGACTTTCGCCGCCGTGCCGCCCGCGATGACGCCCTGACGGAGCGCGGCAAATGACCGACAAAGACAAAATCATCCGCGCGCTGCGGCCCTTCGTGGAAGCCTACGCCCGCGCCGCCGACGTGATTGGCGACAGCGACCTCGACAACGAGCAGCCCCGGCACGTCACGGTCACGCTGGGCGACTGCCGCCGCGCCGCCAGCCTGCTTGGCATCTATCCGAAAGTGAAGGTCTGACATGGACGCTCTCATCTACACACGCCCGGAACTGTCCTTTGCCCAAAAGGTCGCCCTGCTCCGTCGCCCGCTCCCGTCGCACGCCATCGAAGGCGGTAACTTCCGACAGTGGGCAACCGCCGTCTGCACGGCAGAGGTTCGCCACCGGGAGCGCGACTATCTCCGCGTCGAGGCCGAGCTAGGCGTGACGGTGGATCGCTGGGACTTCCCGTCGAATGACGAGGTCGGCCAGTTCCCGCACGAGGCGCACGCAGGGGCCGCGCTGCTCTGGCTGTCACACCTTCAGGCCCACGAGAGCGAGAAGCGGACGCCGTGGTCGTTCGTGCCGTTCTGCGACTGGAAGCGCGAGACGCGGGCCGCGTGGCTGCAGAAGCGCCGCGAGTTGTGGGCCGGGTTTCTCAGAGCCGTGCGGAACTACAAGGCCGCGCGCAAGGAGGCGGGACTGTGAGCAAGAAGAAGATGGATTACACGCTGGGCGTCGCGCTCGCCGGCCACGAGGTAAGCAAGGCCGCGACGACACTCCTGCGCAGGCTGCGTGGTGCAATCGAGGCCGGTGACCTGACTTTGTCCGGAAGTGAGGACATGTCGAACGCCGTGCGAGACGGGCTCGTTGATTTGCAGAAAGCGGTCAATCTGTTTGATCACTTTTCAAAAAACGGGGGGAAGTAGCCATGACGATAGATGTTGGCCACGAGCGGCTTCTCGCCATCGGCGGGACCATTCACCCGCCTCTCTCTCGCCGCTCCTGGTGGCGGCGGGTGTGGCGCTGGATACGCGCTCGAATTCAATAACTGGAGGAGTGACTTTAATGGATACCATCATGACCCACGAAATGGCGGCGAAAGTCGAAACCCCGCAGAGCCGTTCGCGCGAACTAGACAAACTCGCCGCCGCGCTCGCCAAGGCACAGGGCGAGATCGAGGGCGCGATCAAGGACAAGAGCAACCCGGCCTTCCGCAGCAAGTATGCCGACCTGGGCGCGGTTTGGGATGCCATCCGCGAGCCGTTCTCCAAGAATGGCTTGTCGGTCGTCCAGTTCCCCCGCCGCGATGGCAACTCGGTCGAAGTCGAGACGATCCTTCTGCACTCATCCGGCCAGTGGATGAGCGGCACTTTCTCGGTTCCGACCGCGAAGCAGGACGCGCACGGGTTCGGATCGGCAACGACCTATGCCCGCCGATTCTCCCTGTCCGCCGTATGCGGCGTCGCCCCGGTGGACGATGACGGCAACGCGGCTGCGGGCAAGGCGAACACGCACATTCCCACCAGCACTCACCCCAGCGACTTTGCAGACGAGGCGCGCCGGGACGGGCTCACCACTGAGACGCGCAGCACCTATCAAGTCGCCAAGGACAAGAAGAGCGAGGCGGCTGCGAAGCAGTGGGCGGACTTGGCAATTCAGACGCTCAACTTTGCGCAGTCCATTGCGGATCTGGACGGATGGTCGGATGAACCGAAAAACGCGGCGTACATGGACAGGCTGTCGGATAACTACCCCGACCAGCACCAGCGGGTGCAGGACGCGCTCGACAATGCCCGGCTGTCTCTTCGCGACAGGGCAGCATAACGATGGCAACGCGCTTCCTTGAATCGGAGGGCGACCGCCGTATGCTGATCCGCTTCCTGGAAGCGCAGCCTCTGCCGTTGACCGTCATCATGTCGAAAGGCGGGAAACGGACCCTGAAACAGAACGCGCTCAACCGGCTTTGGATGGGCGAGATTGCCGAGCAGTTGGGCGACCAGACTTCCGAGGAAATCCGAGGATACTGCAAGCTCACGCTCGGCGTTCCCATCCTGCGGGCGGAAAACGAAGAGTTCCGTGAAGCATACGACGCCACGGTGCGGCCCCTGCCCTACGAACTAAAGCTAAAGCTGATGATGGAGCCGTTCGACTTCGCCGTCACACGCAAGATGAACACGAAGCAATTCACCACATATCTGGACTGCGTCCACCGGCATTTCAGCGAGAAGGGAATTGCCCTCACCGATCCGGGCGACCTTCTTGCTTGCGCTCAGAGGCAGGCAGCATGATCGACGTAGGCACCACCCGCCGCAAGCCCATGGGCCAGATGCGCCGCCTCCGAATCTGGGAAGCGCACAAGGGCGTCTGCGTTTTGTGCAACCGGAAGATTGACGGTGTTCGCGAGGAATGGATTGTCGAGCATGTCCGCGCCCTGATGCTGGGCGGCGACGATACCGACGAGAATTGCGGACCCGCGCATGAGGATTGCAGACGGGTCAAAGACAAGGTGGACGTGGCCGCAGGCGCGAAGGCGAAGCGCATGAAGGCCAAGCATCTGGGTATCCGCAAGCCTCCCGCCTTCCGGTCAAAATGGAAGAAGAAGATCAGCGGAGAGGTGGTGCTGCGATGACCGCCGGGCCGTGGAAGGACCGCGAGGATTGGGAACGCTGGTGGCGTCAGAACAGCATAACCCACAACCGCCTCGCCGTCACAGACCCAGCCGAGTGGGAGAGGATCACGCAGGCTATCGAGAAGTTTCAGAGGGAGAATCCAAGATGACTGCATCATATGAGGTTGGCAGCGGTGAGCCGTGGCCTCCGCCGAAGGAAGCCAGAGTCAAACCCAAGGCAAGTTGGCGAGAAATCCCCCTGGAGCAGATCGACTGGGACATCCCCAGCGTTGGCAAGACGCGAGGCCCGAAGCGTGTCTTGTACGACCTCTCTCGGAAGCGAGGCGATGCCTCACAGCAGATCGGTGATTGGCACGACTGGACGCTGGGCAAGTTGGCTGATGTCGGGGAAAACACATGGCTGAGGGCACCCAGCGTCGGGCACGTTTGCACTCTCATCATCAAGGAGATTATCGACCGCGCCGCCGCCGGGGAAGATGTGACGGAGAAAGATGCCGGTGCACACTCCTACGTGCCGCAGCCGTGGCCAAGAAAGATTGAGACATGAGCGAGCCCGCCGTTCACTTCGTGGGCTTCAGGGGCGAAGAGTATTGGTCGGCCGTTCGTATCTGGGGCCGCCCAGACTTCACCCATGAATACGCAACGTGGTCAGTTCTAGGCGATTGCGCTCCAGACGATGTCGTCGTCTTTGGTCCGCACGCTTGGCGCATTCCAAAGAAGTGGCGCGGGCATACGCAGATAATGACGGCTCACGCAATCTCGTCCATAGCCTGAATCAGGGCGCGCGGGATCTGCTGCGCCGCTATGTACTCGTCATCCGAGACGGTGGCCGCGACCATGACGTGCGCGTCGTCTTCTGCCACAAGGAAGCCAACCGTAGTGCAGATTTGAGCCTCCATCGGCTCCGTATGTTTGCACCACATGGCAACGGCAAGCGCGTCGTTCCACGTCACACGAACGATTTTCATGCTGCGGCCCTCGCGCTGAACATGCCGGGATTCACGGTGTGACGCTCCACCTCGCCATGCTCGCGGTGGAACACGATGGCTTTCATGGACTGCCGGGAGCGATAGCCATTCGACGCTGCGTAGGCATCGGCTGGTGGCAGGACGCCCAAGGTTTCGACGTGGCAGCCGAGAAATTCTTTGATGGCCTCGTGGTGGACGTGGCCGGTCAGCCAGAGCCGGTACGATGTGCGCCCCCAGGCTTCCGGCTGGTCTGTTGCCATAATAGCCGGGAGTTGCTGCAGCTTGGCTTTGTCGCCGTGGTGCGTGCCGATGAGGACGCGGCCGAATTCGTAGTAATGGAAATGCTGCGGCGAGGTATCGACACTCACGCGCGGCTCGTTTTCGTACAGGCAGCCGAGCAGAACGGTCATGAATGCCGCCGTCGCCGGATCGTGATTGCCCTTCTCGAAGATCACCCGAATATTGCCATGCCGGGCCAGCGCCGCCGCGATCATATGCCGGACCATGCGAACGGCCACCCGGATCATCTTTGGGAACCGCCCGTCTGCGTCCAGCAGGTTCTTGTGCATCGGCGTGACGGCGGCATACGAATCGTAGTGAAGGAAATCGCCCAAAAATGCGATTAGCGCCTGCTCTGACGGCGGGCACACCTCAATCAGCCGTTGCGAAGCGTCCGCTAGAAGCTGCTCGCTCCGGCTCAGATCGTAGCTCTCGCCGCCGGTTTCTTCGCTCCAAGCTAACATACCGACGTGGTGATCTCCCACCGGGTAGACGGCCAGCACGTCGGCGGACACGGCATGGCGGCCTCTGGCGACCGGCTTCGCGCGCTTCACCTCCGCCGCAATATCTTCCGCGCATTGCTTCCATAGCGCCTCGCGTTCGGCCTCGTCCGCCTTCTCCGATACCCATTGCTGGATGACGGCGCCGGTCTGGTCAAAGAGGCGGCTGGTTTTGGTAATCCGTTTCGGATCTGGAAGCTGGACGGTGTCGGCCTCCGGGCGCCCGGCAAGGCGGGTCTTGTCCCACCGCCCCCGCTCGTTGCCTTGGGCATCGTAAAGGACCGATTGACCACGCATCACCATACGCGGGCCGTCGCCCATGAAGCCCCGGCGCTCGGCTTCGTTGATGCGGTGCTGGAAGGTAGACCGCGAAATCCCGAGGGAGTCGGCCGCCGCGCGCTGGCTGCCAAAGCGGGCAAAGGCATCGGCCGCCTGCTGGCAAGCCTCGTCCGAAAGGCTTGCCTGCGCCATTAGGAGCGAACCTCGCCCGGCACCATGCAAAGCACAGTCGATCCGATGATGCAGGCGTGGCTTCGGCCATCCGGCGAGGGAATGGGCAGGATGGATCGAGGCTGCACGTCAAGCCACCGGCCCTCGTGCCAGACCTGCCACAGTCCGTCTATGTTGGCGCGGGCGCGGACCGGCTTGCAATCACGATCATCACAGCAGCTTGTCTCGGTGCCGGGTATCTTCCACTCGTGGTACTTGTCATGGGCGTAAGCGGCGGATGAACCTATGATAAGGAACAAAACCAGGATGGCCGCGCGGGTCATTTGCAGAGCCGCTGCCAAGCGGCGTTGTGGCCCCGGATTTGCGACTTCGTGGGCTCTGTATCGCCCGCCGCCGAATAAGTGATGGGCTGAAAGGCGGTGCAGGACGTATCGACCACCTGCCCGGCGCATCCGGCCAGCAGTAGGACGCTAACGATTGTCGCGGTTAAACGCATCATTGGCTTCCTCGTCTTTCGAGATTGGCCGGGAGGCGTTGGCGCGGGCCTCGTTCGCGTCCTTTGTGCGCTGCAGCGCATCCACCGCAGCGGCGCCCCGCTCCGAGTTGCGGCCTATACCGATGAGCCGGAACACGGCCAGCAACAGAAGGCCGACAAAGGCCGCACCAAAGGCGACCTTGGCCCATATCCCCGCTAGAAAAGTCGGCATGACTTAGCTATACTTTCCGGGCTGCGGCGGTCCGAAAGGATGGCAAACACGGCTCCGGAGGCCAGCTAGGGTACCTACTACGTTTCCCGCCGCAGCATTTTTCCTCATGGTGTGATCTCCCCCGACTTCACGCGCCGAAATACCCGCCGGATCAGGTAGACTGCCGCAAGCGTTATTCCGGCCGCTATCAGGGCCGTATAGACGTGTCCGTTGGACAGGGGCGATAGTAGGTCCCAAAGGCTTGCCCACGTACCTTGGGCAGATTTGGCGGCCTCTACGGCGCTGTTAACTGCCTCAATGGCGGGCTGCAGGTTGGAAATCGCCAGGGTGGCCGCACCAGCGCCGACACCGACGTTGGTCAAGACCGCCTTGGACGAGCTTGCGCCGGCCGGCTTGGCGACCGCCTGCGGCATGGCCCACGCGCGCTCGACATGGCCCACGGCGTCCGGCGTGAGGTATAGCGCCGTCTCGGCGGCCCGGCGGCGGGTCAAACCCGGCATTTCCACCAGCTTGCCGTCAACCGTCGCCTTGTTCCATAAGCCGAAGGCATTGGCAGCGGCTGACGTGTTGCCCGCCTTGTGCGCCCTCAACACAGAGGACGTGCGGAAGCCGCCAAGGCCGATATTGAAGGCCAGCGAAACCATCGCGTTAAACTGGTTCTGTGTCGTCGGGGCTCCGGCCAGTGCCGCCAGAACGCCCGTCTCGTATATTGCGATGTCGTGGTCGAACCGCTCCCACATTTGATCGACCGTGATCTGCATGCCCGGAGTGACCGGCGGTTGAGTGGAGCCGATGCCGATGGTCCACACGCCCGCTGGGCAGCGATAGGCGGTGAGCCTCTGGCCCTCAAACTCGGCAATGAGGCCGCGCCCCGCTTGGTTCCCTTTCATAGGGTG